GGACTCGAAAGCGGCGCGCGTCTGCGCCGGGTCAATCACGCGACCAGTGCCGCGATGCATCCCGCCGACTGTACGGTCGAAGTTCTCCCTCGCGCGCGCGCCCTCAAGCGTCGCGCTTGCGCCCGCTCGATTGACTGCGAACTTCGCGCCCGTGCCACGCTGAAGCGTCACGCGGTTCGCGTCTGCGCCGCCTTGTTGCGCAGCGACGGAAGCCTTCGCAGCTTCTCTCCGCGCGAGTCTGTCACGCGCTCCCGTGTCGCGCGCCTTCGTCGGTGACTGATCTATACCGAGCAGGTCAGCGAGCTTCTTCGGAAGCGATTGCTTGATCAGATCAAAGCCCGCGATCCAGTCATCAGCGAAGCCCGCGAACGATTCACCGATCGCGTCGATCGCGCCGCCCACGCTGTCACTGATGAACGAAGCGACCTCCGACCAATCGCTGATCCACTGCGACGAAACTTCCTGCGACAGCTTGCCCGCGTCCTCAAGCGCAGGGATGACCTGCTCGCGATACACGAACGCGATCCCGCTCGCGGCTTCGGTGACCGCTTCGATCCCCGCCTTCGTCGCGCCGACCCCGAACAAGAGATCAATCGTGCGACTGATGATCGAGTCGCCGCCTGTGAACGTGGTCCACAGTTCGTCAACGATCAGGATGTACGCGCCCATCAACAGCAACGCCGGGATGAATGGAGTGATCAGCGCGAACGCAGTCTTGATCGCCACAGCGCCGACCGCTGCGAGCACGATCTTCAAGACGTTCGTCTTCTGCGTAAACTCGTTGAACCACTTCGCGCCCTTGACCATCGCGCCCGTCATGCGAACGATCGCGGGCATCAACAGATTCGCGATCTGAACCTTGAGCCCGCGCGATGCGAACGCCATGCGATCAATGTTGTCGCCCGCTTCGTCGCTCGCCTTGATCAGTTCATCGCCAAGCACACCGCCAAGCTCATCAGCTTCGGCCTTCATCTCTGCGATCCCGTGCGCGCCTTCCTTGAACAGCGGTATCAGCTTCGCGCCCGCGCGTCCGAACAACTTCGTCGCAAGCGCAACGCGCTCCGTGTCGTTCGTCATCTGCGACAGACCGATCGAAGTCTCGTTCAGCAGTTGATCGCCAGACTTCAACTGACCGCTCGCATCGCGCACGCTCACGCCAATGCTTTCAAAGCCTGCGGTCAGTTCCTTGCTGCCTCCCGCTGCGCCGCTCGCGTTCTGCTGGAGCTTGCGGATACTCGTGCTCAACGTGCCTGCGTCGACGCCTGCAAGACCTGCAGCAAACTGCCATCGCTGAAGCTCTTGCGCGTTCACGCCAAGCTGAAGGCTCATGTCGTTGATCTCAGAGCCGAGATGGATGACTTCGTGAATCACGACACCGATGCCCGCTGCTCCCGCGATGCCAGCGAGCGCAGCGCCAAGACCTCCGAGCTTGTCGACCGCTCCGCCGATCGAAGTGTCTAGCTTCTTCGATCCCTTGTCGTCGAACTCAAGTCCGAACGAAGCAACAAGCTCTCTGATCGTTGTCGCTCCCACTTCATCATCTCCGAGTCTGCGCGTCTTCGATCAGGTCAAGCACTGCGTTCGCGTCATGCACATCAAGCAGCGACCACTGCTCTTGAATCTCTACGAGCCCGCTCGCGTATCGTTGACTACTTGCGATTCGGTGGATGCTCCAGTCGAGCCCTTCAGGGATTGCGAAGGTGACGACACCGGCTTGAGCAAACCTACGAGCGCGCTTCGTAGATCCGCCGACCCGACTAAAAAAGTCGAGAAGTTCACCTCAAGCGCGAAGCCCAACCACGCAAACAGTTCGCGATAGTTTCCCGCGAAGTGGTGCTCCTTCTCGGTGCGCAGTTGCAACCAGTGAGCGCCGTTGTCGTGCGTGATCTCTGTCGTTGCTGATAGCTCATCGACGAGCGCGTCAAGCTCGCCATCAGGCAAGCGATCAGACAGCGAGCGCAGCGCGTCCGCGAGGATCGTGGTCGGCATGTCCGCGAGCCCAGAGCCCGCGCCGCGCAACAAGTCCGCGAGCGATGGGCCGAGCAGCTTGTAGAGCCGCGTAAGCAGGCGCATGCCTTTCGACGCGCCAAGCTGACGCACTCTGTAACGTGTCTTTCCGATCTCTTTTTCTTGTTGCTCGATCACGGGGTCCCTCCGTGGTTCATGCCGTTGCGTTCTTCTTCAGTGGCGATCAAGTCCCTGCGTCGTTGCGCACCAGGTTCGCGAGACGGATCGTCCATTCGCGCGAGGTCGCTTCACGATCGAAGCTCACGTCAGGCGGCTTCATGATCCAGCATTCTTCGCTGGTGTAGATCGATGCGCCCTGACGATCGCGCACGAGGAACGGAACGATGCCCGCGCCGTTCGGCGTCGAGCGATCCAAGTTCGACAGCGCGCTCAATGCTTGGTTGCCTTCGCTGGTCTGCGAGAGCAGCACAGTCGCGGTCGCCCGTCTGTCGTTGCTCTTGCTGCGCACGACCTGACCATCAGTGCCGACAAGGTCGGTGAAGTCGTCGCCTTCCTGCTCGATGCGAAGGAACTCACCATCAGCGAACCCGCTGTCAATCAGGATCCCGCCGACAATGATCGACACCTGATCCGCGTCGTAGACTTTCATGCTCATGTGATCACCATTCCTTGCGCGTGCGCGCGTTCATCAAACAGAGATCACGCCATTGATCTCGACCGCGTGAATCGCGCCCGCGAGCGTGGCGCTGAACTCGACGTCCGGTAGCAAGCGCGCCGCCTTGTCCGCAGTGCTCACGTCAGCAACAAGCGGGACGGTCACGACAGGTTCGGGAGAAGCCGCGAGCAAGCCAGCACCGATGCCTTCGCGAAGCTGTGCGAGCACGACGTTGCGAACCATGTCGACGCCCGCGTCAGTGAACGGAACCTTGCGCGCGTTCGCGAGCAGTCCATAAACGCGCTCACGCAGGCGAGCAACCAACCAGTCGCGCCCGCGCACAACGTCGATGAACTCCCCGCTGTGAACGACGCCTTGCTGCAAGATGCCGAGCCCGGCAAGGATCTGATAGTGGTTTCCGTTCTTGCCTTCGATCGCGCTCTCTTGCGACGCGGTGAGGATCGAAGCCGTCACGCCCGAAAGCGACTTGAACTTCCACGTCTCGGAACCAGGGTCGAGCGGGAAGCACTCGCCCATCGCGCGAGCCGCTGCATAGCCTGACGTGTTCTCGCTGAAGATGCCGAACGTGCGGAACACTTGCGCGAGGAAGCGATCATCCATCACGCCTCCCGCTGTGCCGTTGCGCGCAGTCGCGTCGCCCGTCGCGTATCCGAACAGGCGCTCTTGCGCTTCGGTCACCGTGCTTGCTGCGTTGACTTCGGCTTCGCTGTTGCTGTCCAGGAGAAGCCCGTACCAGTCACCATCAGCAGCGGTGATCGCAGCGAGATCGGTTGCGATGCCCGGATCCGTGCTCTTGTCGTACAGATCGAAGCCATAGACTTCTTCAAGGTAGAACAGAGATCCAGCCGTCGTGCTGTTGAACGTGACGCGCGTCGTGTCATCGGTCGCTGTCGAAGCCGCCAGCGCGTTCAGTAGAGCAGCCCATGCGGTCGACAACGTGGCGACAGTCTCGGCAACGAGATTCGTGCGTGAGAGCGTTGTGCTCGTGCCATCAGGGAACGTGACCTTGATCGTCAGCACTTCGCCAACGAGCGTGACGGTCGGCGTAACCCAGATCACTTGCGACGTCGCGAGCGCGCGACGCCCGACCTTGAACTTCGGCACCTTGTTTGTGCCACTGCGCAGCGCGAGAGCGGCGCGGTAGATCGGAGAGAACGTGGTGAAGCCGTCAGCAGTGAGCCCGGCAAGGTCGCTGTACTCGCGCACGCGAGCACCATACAGCGTGTGATATCCGGCGATCAGCGCGACGCCGAATCCCTTGCGCGTGACGCCTCGTGTTTGCGAACTGATCGTTACGTTGACGATGGTTTCAAGACTCATGGGATGATCTCCTGATCAAGTTGCAATGCACTGTCCAGCGGCGCGCCGCCTGCGTTGTCTAACGTGTTCGATGAAAGCTCGACCTCATCGATGACTCCCGCGTTGCTGCGCTTGTCGTCGAGATGCGCGACAACAGCAAGCCGCGCTTCAAAGACAGCGATGCTCTCGACGCGGTCTTGCCACGGTGCGTCAAAGACAGTCGTGTCCCCCACGTCAACCAGGGCGATGCCAACGTCAGCAAAGCGCGCCTTCGTCCACGGTGCGCGCATCTGAGAGCGCGCGCGTTCAATAGGTGTCCATGCGTTGTCGCGCGGCTCCTGCGAGCGCGAGCGCACGCGAACCTCAAGCGTCAGCGTGCGATTGCCTTCGATGTCGTATGAGAGCGCGCCCGCTGCGAACGTCGAACGCTGATCGTCAACGTGGACACCGCGCACACCGCGCACTTCAAGGATGCCGTGCGTCGTGTTCTTGAAGCCGTCTGCTTCGTTCTTCAGTCGACACTGAAGGCCCGTCGCATCGGTGAACCACGTCTTGAGCGCGGGCATGATGATCGCGAAGTCGATGCTCATGCTTGCACCTTGTGCGTGATGCTGTTCAGGAGCGCGCCCGTGTCAACGAGCGGCACGAACTTCTTCTCGCCCTTGCGACGAAGCGTCTCGTCTGCAAGTGGCGGGTCAATGCGCGCGCGAATCGTGTCACGCATTGCAGACGACACCTTGAGTCCCATCGCCTCAAGCGCGACGTCTAGCGTGATGTGGCCATCGAGCGCGCGGGCTGCAAGCGCCTTTCCGAAGCGCACGAACTCCGCGCGCCTGTTGTCCAGCGTTGACCGGATGAACGACCGCTCGGGGATCGTGCTCGTGCCGAACTCATGGAACGTCGCGACGTCTGCGTTCGTGAGTTCACCATTCGCGCGAGATTGATCTGAGAACACGCCGACACGAATACGCGCCTTCGACAAGCGCGCCTTCGACAACAAGGTGCGGATACGCTTCGCGCCCTTGTCGGTGTCCTTGATCTTTACGTTCTTGCTCATGCGTCTTCGCTTGCGTCTTCGCCTACCACTCGGAACCCGGAGCACGCTGCAAGCTGCGCTCGCCGGAAGTGCTTCAGGTAAACCGTTGTGTCCATGTCCTTCGCGAGCCGCGCCTTCTCGCCTGTCGGTCCCGCTGCGATCAAGTGCGCCGCCAAGTATCGAACCCCGATCGCGCGTCTGTTGCCCCACACAGTCGCGCCTACCTGATCTTCCGCTTCCACAAGACACAGTTCGATCAACACCTTGTCCGTCTCGCGGAACTCGGGGAAGCGTTGGATGAACTGTCTCGCGGTGATCACGGTAGGCGCTGCCATGATCAACCCTCGCTGTGTGTCCCGCCTTGGTCAGTCGCCGCTTGAATCTGCGAACCGTTGCGGATCGTTTCGATCCGACCGTCGATGAACTCGCGCACGTCTGG